CTCAAGAGGGCATTGCGGGTAGGTGAGGAAGACATGAACTCCGTCAAACGAGAAATTGGTCGCTGGCATAATATTACCCAGCGGCCACCCGCCACCCGCCACCCTATATATACCCGTTGCGAACATCGAAAAACTTTTGGATGGCAAACCACGTGACTACACTTGCACGTCTTGCTGCGCCTTCTATTGGTTACGCTGCTCAGCGATATATTGCACCTGCATATAGTCTCCAATCAGCATTTGCTAGGCCTCTTGATACTTCCCGAAAGAGACCACGCTTGCAGTTAATTGGTGGTTCTAACAAGCGTCTTAAATTAACTGATTTCAGAGGCGTATCACGAGCTAGAACGCGTAGAGTTTTAATTTCAAGAAGAAAATATATGCCCAGATTTAGACGCCGTACACGTCGTCGCTATGGTCGGAAGAAGAGGTCGTTCGGCCGCCGCCGCGCGAAGAAGAGTTTTAACCGTCGTGTTGCTTTTGCATCCGAACCGAAATCAATGGAATATTGCGTCCTTACAGACCAGACTCTCGCGGTTGGAGATGACACCTCAAAGGTCGGTCTCATCTTTACTCCCATCTGTAACCTCCGTCAGGGAATCCAGAAGGATCAGTTCCTCGGCTCCTCGGTCTTCGTCCGTGGAGTGTCGGTGCGCGCGGCGTTCGCGAATAACACAGATTTCCAAGGATTGATAGTGCGTATGTTCATGTTTTCGTCACGTATGCGTTCAAGTAATATGGAAACTGTCGGTGCTACCATGACGAGCGCTACCACACCTGATACCGTACCGACTCAAACTGCTGATACCGGGTTCCTGAACCCACCAATTTTCTCGTACAGTACCAACCCACAACGTTACGTCGGAGTGAACGGTGCAGACAAGTTTGATACCACAAATATCAGACTTATGAAAGTTAAAAAGGCGTTTGTTAATCCTGGTGGAGCCGGCGGCATGCCCAATATTGTGAAATGGTGGTTCCCTATAAACAAGCGGATTGTTTTCGATGACCCAGCAGAGGGTGATCTGTCGGCTACTGCCCCCCACGGAAAGCATGGGGATATTTATCTATATATGCAAGTTTTTAGTCCATTAGCTAGTGATATTGTATCTACTACCACTGTTCGTTTCGATATGAAGCAAGAGATTTATTTCAGAGATTGAATAAAGGGTCATTTATCACTGCTACCACACAATTTAGATGTAGCCATTCGCATGCAGCTCCGGAAAGAGTTCCTCTAGGGTCCATGTCTGGGTTGCAAATCCAGATGAGGGGCTTTCCCCACGTGACAGTTCGTTTCTTGCGGTACTTATCGGTAAGTACGAATCTCTTCTGAGCACCGAAGAATGACTTCCATTGTGGCACAAATCGTATGTCGAAGTCGTCGAGGATGATGTAATGAGCTCCGTCGTCCCAGTCGTCCAAGTTGAACTGTCCACAGAAGTACATGTGCGGTCCAATAGATCTTGCCCACTCAGTCTTCCCGACACGGCTCGGCCCGATAAGAAGCAGCGAAAGAGGTCTCTCACCCACTACATAGCAGAATTAGGATTGATAGGAGTTCGATTAGGAGTAATAGGAGTTCGAGATTAGAGAGATTAGGGTTAGTTTAGGAAGCGGAGCCGGCAGGCGTAGCGGTTAGGGCATTACATATAAATGACTTACCAACCTCTATGCTTAAGGAAACCCAGTTTCGTAACTGGTCTGTCTCCAAAAATTCTCCGCGGCTTCGTCCAGAGTAACCAATTCGGTCTCTTCCGAAGCGCCACTCACAAAACTCAAGTAGTCTCGCCAAAGAGAGACACAACTCGCGTGGATAGTGCTCCTCAACTCTGGCAAGAAAAGTTGCGGCATCTGGACAGTCTTGTAATAGTGATTTCCATCCGGGACGTGTCGTCTCAAGCTCATCTGGTTCGAAATTTCGCAGCACGGAATCATCATCCTTTGCACAGTACGCTGCCACGGCTTTTGCGGAACGGGGCTTTTGTATATTAGGATGGTATCCCTCCAGATCGAAACAGTCTGTTCCGGTACATCGTAGTCTTCTCCCGAAGTGAGCGTAAGCATGAAGGTGATAGCTCCCGTCACTGTGAGACTCGCGCGCAACGAGAAATTTGATAGCACCGTGTGTTCCCACGAGGAAATCTCGTAGGCGTTCTCTCTCAAGAGGGCATTGCGGGTAGGTGAGGAAGACATGAACTCCGTCAAACGAGAAATTGGTCGCTGGCATAATATTACCCAGCGGCCACCCGCCACCCGCCACCCTATATATACCCGTTGCG